TATTACAAAAGAATTATCAAAAGAGCGAATATCAGCGTAGCGCTGACTAAACTCTTGAAAGGAAAACGATCTATGCCTGAGGAGCTGCCTCGCAATGTCTCTTGTCGTTTCGACTTCGAGCGTGGCCGAACACATTTCGAATGGCGACCAGTGTTTATTTTTGATGAGGTAGTCAAGGAGTTTTGGCGCCGTTTCGGAGTTGGCTTGGTTGGATGGGTTCGAGACACGGGCACAATACGCGACGATGTCTTGTAAGTCGTCGAGGCCGACAATGTCTTCTGGTGGTTGAGTGTAACCAATTAATCTTACCTTCAAAGTTTAAAGTCCTCAAATCGTTTATTTATTTCTGCCCGATCAAAAACCGGGGTATCATCAGTAAGAGTCTGACTACTTTCGTCAACATCGTATAGTCTCATCTTAGATCGATCAACACCAAGAACAAATTTCTTTTTGTATGTTGGATCATTATATCTATTCTTTAATTGTTTAACCATTATTTTGCCTTCTCTTTCAAGTTCTTCAGAAGAGATAATAGCAAACATTAGATCTGCTGTCGCGGGTAATCCAAAAGACTCGGACGTATCTTCAAGCCCAACATCTGAGTTAGAATAACCGCTACGAGTCGTTTGCGTTGCAGAGACGATCGGTAAGTCAAACTCGACTGCAAGACCGCGTAGCTCTTCAGCAATTGCTTTAATGTATGTGTAGGAATTGATTGCTCCTCCCATTGCTTTCATACGTGAAGACGCACAGATATTAAGATAATCTATAAAGATAATATCTGGCTCAAATTTCTTTTTTAATTTTAGTTCATTAAGTAATGCACGAAAGTGACCAGAATGCGCTGAACCAGTGGGATATTCTTTTACAATTAATCTACCATTTGTTTGTTTAGCAAGCTGAGACACTTTTTGTGAAAACATATCTTTAGACATTTTGTCTAACTGATCAATAGGTATATTAAGTAAGTTTGCATCGATACGTTCTGCGATACGTTCTTCTGCCATTTCCATTGTAATATAAAGAACATTCTTTTGATCTGTAAGAGCAGCCGAAGCTTGGTGACACATAAACAATGATTTACCAACACCTGTACCAGCAAGACAAATATTTAAGGTTTTGTTTGGCAAACCACCTTTTGTAATTTTATTAAAGTATTCTAAATCAAATGGTATGCGTTCTTCTTCTTTATGATAAAACTCATATCGTTCATCAAAGTTATTAAGATAATCATGACCGATATTTGCGTCAAAGTTAACCGCTAGAGCATCAGAGAGGATCTCTGGTAACGCATTCTTTGAAAGACTTTGATGTTTACCATCTATAATACTGATAGATTCCATTACAGCATTATGTAATGCTCTATCTTGACACCACTTCTCAGTCTTGTCAATTAGCCATTCATTATCTATCTTCTCTGTTCTAAATATCTCAGGCAGTATCTCTACAGCATGTCGATATTGCTCATCATTAAAATTATCTGCATCATCTAATTCAATTTTAAAAGATTCTTGTGTGGGTAGTTTATTATATTTTTGAACGTATAGTCCGACTTGTTTAAACAGTTGACGATAAACACCTTCAAAATAATCATTCTTTATAAAAGGCAAAACCTTCCGCATGTACTTTTCGTCCACCAGAAGATTTCGCAATATAGTCTGTTCAATGTTTGTATTCAAAGCATTCCACTTTCTCGCATGTTTTTACGGATTTTTGTAGCGCTAATATCATGAATGTCTTTACCTAAATCATGTTGAGTAAAAGTATATCCAACACCACGGCCATAGCTTATGTCTACAATGTTTGGTACTTCCATTATAACATATTCTTTATTAACTGTAAACCCCTCTCGAGCTAATCCTTCAATAATTTGTGAAGATACAAAATCAAATCCAAATGGATTATCATCTTGTGTCGCAGTTCGACCACCTCCAGCATCCTGGCCTATGATACCTCCAACATCTCGAACCATGATAACAACCTGACCGGTTTCACCCAAAGCCTTTTTAAATAATTCTGTATGACCCTTATGCCAAGGTTGCCATCGTCCTAGCATTTGTGCTGTAGGTTTTTTCCAATCAAATTCCATATGCGCTCCCTAATTGTTTTGCAAAATTTTGTATTTCTTCGTCAGACTGAAATCCTTTAACAGTATACGTGGCATTGTCAGGATTTTCAAACATCTGATTTGTATCTTCAAATCGACCTTGTTCTATGGTATTCATCCAAATCATAATATCATGATCAAACAATTTTCTTGTTTCAATCGTAGGACAAACAAAGTCACATATAACAGTACGACCTCTAGTGCCTTCAAAGTTAGCCAACATATTCATCCGCTCGGCTTGTCTACGCCTACCACTCGGGGTAAAGTCCCAATCGTCTGCCATTCTACGAATAGCATCTGCATTGTACCATGCACAATTTTTTAAATGTTGTTGTAATCTTACTGCTAAGTGTGTTTTGCCAGATCCAGGCAAACCCATAATTAATATTCTCATATTAACTCACTGCTATCACAAATGCTATTAAACTAAAACCAATTATATTACAAATGAAAAGCTGTACTGGAAATTGTTTTAGTAAAGGTTTATGAAAATCCACAAGTCTTAAATCTAGTGGCATTCTCCAAGGTTCTTTTTTACTCATCTTTTCTCTCATTCATAATTAACTCGTCTTTACTTATAGCCATTTCAATGACGTCATGTAAAACTAATCCACAATATTGTTGGAAGAATTCATTGTCTGGAGTTAAAGTATCATCAGGTGATTCAATAATAGTAAAATTAAAATTGATTGCTTCTTCCGGACCATTGATAGAAATAGCACCAAACTGTACAACTGTTTCAACATAAGGACCAGTTAAGATTCTTATGTTCCATGCCTGTTCATTTTCAGGAGAAGGAATCAACTCGTAGTCAACTCCTTCAGAAAGCTTATCTATATCAATCATGCTTCTTCTACGATTTCATCCATCGATACTTGTTCTTTATGACCAATTGTATATTGCTTTTTAATAAATTCTTTAAAATCAGTTTCAGCAAAGATAGGATCCCAGAATTCTTTTTCTAAGGTTTGGTCGTATCTAACTTTTGCACCATACTCTCCAGTTGTTTGATCGACTCGTGCATACCAGCCGTTCGATGGTTTAGTGATATAAGAGCCTGCGAGAGCGACATCAAGGAGACCACTATAATTACGAACACCGCCGTCCCAACTAACGGTAATAGGTATTTTAGATTTTTCTTTAACATATCTAGACTTCTCCACATTAATTACAAAATGATAACCTTGGACCTCAGTGCCTTTTTTATCTTGTTGACGACCGATAATCCAGATGTTGTCTGCTGAATAGTAGATACCCGTACCACCACCAACAATAGCTTTTGGAAATAAACCGATTTCCATATACGTATGATTTACTGCAAGCATAGGAATATTCTTCATAGCAAGATAAGGTGTTGCCATTCTAAATAAACCTTTAAGAGCCTTTGCTCTTGACATATCAGCAACTGACTTTTCGTTTAAAGCATCTTCCATTTCTTTCTTTGATGCTAAGTTACCGATTGAATCAATAACAATAATTACTTTGTCAGTACGTTCAAGGCCTTCTAGTTGACCCATCATATCAAACTTAAGTTCTTCTACGTTTGTAATAGGAGTATGAAGAACACGAGATGTATCGACACCAAATTGCTCAAAGTAAGCCTGTGGTGAACCAAACTCAGAATCATAAAACAACATGACAGCGTCTTTATGTTGTTTAAGATATGCTGAAGCCATAAGCAATGCAAATGACGTTTTAAAATGTTTTGATGGACCTGCAAGAACAGTAAGGCCTGGAGCCAAACCGCCATCAACAGATCCAGATAGTGCTACGTTAACCATAGGCACGTCTGTTGGAGTCATATCTTTTTCGTTAAAGAATTTTGACTCAGAAAGAACCTCCGTATTTTTTAGCTTAGAGTTCTTTTTGAGTTTATCCATTATTGACATAGCGTCTCCTAATTTTTATTGTAATAATCTTTATACCAACTAATAAAGTGTTGTATACCATATTCAATAGAAGTCATAGGTCGATAACCTAATCTTCTTATTTCTGTTATATCTGCTAATGTATGTCGAATATCTGCTGGATGCATATCAACATAATTAATCTTTGCTTTACGATCAAGATTCTCTTCTATCAATCTTACAAAAGTCATGAGCGGAACTGATTCACCGCTACCAATATTATAGATTTTATGATCATCTATTTTAAAAACTTTATCTATTAATAATTGTACACCATTTACGATGTC